AACATGGAAGAGGTAAATATTAATGGTTATGTCTTAAATAAGAATTCGCATGAAAACTACAAGCGTGCAATGCTATTCCACGTTTTTGATGTACTGGATGTGGACCTTTTTGAAGAAGTAAAACGATATGAACGATACAGGGGAAGATATTCAAAAGAAAAACAGCACGACGGAAACGCGCTGTCTTCTTGGTTCCTTATTCCTGGGGTAGTGATAAAAGATTGTCTAAAATTGTGTCATTTGCTTCAGAGGCAACGTATTTTTCGCCGTTTTTACTGATTCGAGGTTCAAGGAACGGCATATTCCCGCGATTAACTCTTATGCTGTGCGGATGAGTTAATAAATAGTCATGAATTTCTTCTTTAGGGAAATATCCTAATATTCCATCACCGCTAAGGAATATTTCTGAAATTTCCCAAAGGTCAAGATTTAACAGACCGACACCGGGACGTTTCTTGATTTTTAAAGCGAATATCATAGTGTTCACCTCCTTTCTGCCAACATTATAACAGAGTGAGCAGAAAGTGATTCACAACAACCTACCACGGAATTTAAAAACATAGAAAGGAGCGAAAACATGGAGAGAAGGACGTACACTGTGGCTGAAACCGCTGAAATTCTCGGCGTATCAACGGATGTCGTCTATCGCATGAAAAATGACGGCATCCTTCCGGCGGTGAAAAATCTGTCTGCTATCCGTTTTCTAAAGCGGGATGTGCTGGCAATGGTCGGAGAAAAACCGGATGATTTTCGTCCGTCCGCAGTCCGAAGACTGCAGAGTGAACTATCTCTTGCGAAGCAGGAGAATGCGCGACTGCGAGGCGTTATTCGCCAGATTTGTATAGCTGCTAATACGGCAGCAGTGCAGGAGAGGTTATGAACAAGCCATTAATTTTCACAGCGGCTCTCATGTCAGCCGCATTGGTAGCAGGCGCCGCGGTTGACACGGACAATCTTTATCACCGGCTCTTCCCGGAAACAAAGATTGTCGAATACCGGAGAGAGGTCAGACCGGGAGATACGCTGTGGACAATCTGCGGCGAGATAGCGACAGATAAGGAAGACCTGCGCAGGTTAGTTTGGCAAGCAAAAAAGGATAACCGTATTATGGACGTCGGCAACCTGCAGCCAGGGATGTTGATTGTAGTCAGAGTTGAGGAGGCGCGAAATGGATGACAGACAATTTACCGTAACACTGGCTAAAGAAGATTGGAACATAGTGCTGAAGATATTAGAAATATGTAAAGAAACATACCGGTATTTGTGGGGACACGAAATCGAATGCATTATTCGCGAAATAAAGTCAGATTTAGACAGTCAAGGTTTTTAAAAGTAAAGGAGGCGAGGAAATGACTGACGCAGAAAAGTTTAAACATATCAGCGAATATGTACGTCGCAGGTACATGCAAGAGTCGATTGCTTGGACAGATGCGGACGAAAAAGGCGAAGTGATGAGCGCAGCGAAAGCAAGCATACGTGAAGAAATTCTATTTGAAATTATTAACGAACTCAACAAAATTGAAAAAGCCGACTGATGTTTGCAGCGTCAGTCGGCAGGCGGAAAAATATGGGTAAATTTCCGCCTCTATTGTAACAAAAACAGGAGGATTACACAAATGGACAAAGATTTACAAAAAGAAGTCAATGAATTATGTGAGATTTTAAAGCCAATGAATTCAAAACTTGAAGAATGGCTATTAAAAAATAAAAAAAGCCTTATTGAGTCTGACGGAAAACTGACAGAGCTCGGATTGTTAGTCGGAAATGCTTATGCGGTTTATATCCTTATTGATGATCTGCTGAACAACGCTGATTGATTAATTGCGGTAAAAGCATGGAACGTGAAGTATTTAATACCTTGAAAGTAGGAGCAAAAATCAGTGAGCCAAGAGGGCGTGAAGCTCCGCCAATCAATGGGATATTGGCGGATAAGGTCGGAGAAACGGCATTGATGAGAACGGGGTATACTCCCGGAGGGAAACCAATTCTGCGATGGGCACATTATACAAAATTAAAAAAGGAGATATAGCAATGGATACAAAAGAACAAAAAACAATAGATACGAAAGCTGAAATAACAGAGATTCAGATTGTTGAACCGCAGATTCTTTCCGCGGATCTTAGCATAACAACCAACTTTGAGGATGTAAAAAACAACCTGCAGGTTATCACAGAAAAGTACAAAGGGCTGGTTGTTACTGATCAAAATCAAAAGGATATGGAAAAAACGCTCCGGGAGGTGGTATCGCTCCGAACGAGTATTCAAAAGTTTGAAATCAACGGGAAACGGAAGCTCCGCAAACCTGTTGATCAGTTTGCAGAGGCCTGCAAAGAACTTTTAAAAATTGTAAACGAAGCGGAACGACCGCTCCGGGAGCAACTGGACACTTACGAAGCAAGGCGGCAGGAAGGCGTAACAAAAGTTATCTTGCACAAGTATGAAGAAATGGCACTTGATGCAGGAATCCGTGAAGAGTTCCGCTCTTGCGACATTCTGTCTAAATGGATGAATAAGACGGCAAAATTGAAGGATATCTATGAAGATATCGCTCGGTTGGTATCCGAACAGGCGGCCGCACAAAAACAGCATGACGATCTCAAGGAACTTAAGCAGTCCCGCATGGAAGCGGCCATCCTCACGATCGAGAAATATAACGGGATGCAGGATCTTGCGACGCCCATAACAGAGGAGTTCCTGACGGATGAGTTACTGGATCGCCCGCTGGAAGAAATCAAGCAGGCAATCGCCGCCGAGGCGCTCCGTCGTCATAATATCGAAGAGCAAGCAAGAAGAGTACAATCCGAGCCCGAACCTGCACCGGCTCCGGCTCCGGCTATGCCCGTGCCGCCTGCTCCTACGTCGGCAAGCGCACCGCCGACTGTTCCGATTCCGCAAGCACAGCCGGGTGTGGACTGGCCAAAAATAATGATTGTCACCATCACACTCAATCATTCATCGGACTATCAGAATGTAGAAACCGCGTTAAATAATTTACCGCCCCACATTAAGTGGAACAGCGAAATTAAGGAGGTATAATCATGGACATCGAATTTAAAAAAGCCCACCGCGCTAAAGCAAAGCTGCGCTTAGCATTGGCAGGACCGTCGGGAGCAGGGAAGACCTATTCGGCACTTCTGATCGCAAGCGGAATCGTACCGCTGGAAAAAGTGGCGGTAATTGACACCGAATCGGGGTCTGCAGATTTGTATGCAGACCTGGGCGGATATTCTACATTGACAATCAACCCACCGTATAGCCCTCAGAAATATATTGAAGCAATCTACGCAGCAGAAGCGGCAGGATTTGAGCTTGTCATCATTGATAGTTTATCTCACGCATGGAGTGGAGAGGGCGGCCTGCTTGACCAACAAGGAAAGGCGACGGAAAGCAAATACCGTGGGAATAGCTGGGCGGCATGGCGTGAAATCACACCGCTCCACAATCAACTGGTAGAAACGATGCTGCACACACCTCTCCATGTCATTGTCACTATGCGAAGCAAGACAGAGTATATACAGACCGAGGTAAACGGAAGAAAACAGATACAAAAGGTCGGTATGGCGCCGATCCAGCGTGATGGAATTGAGTATGAGTTCACAACAGTTTTTGACCTTTCGCAGAATCACACGGCGACGGTTAGCAAAGACAGAACAAATCTGTTTGATGGGCAGTATTTTACGCCTACGCCGGAATGTGGAAAGGCACTCTTGCAGTGGCTCAATGCGGGAAACGTTCCGCGGGTGTCTTCCGCTCCGCAAAAAGCGACACCCATAAAAGCCGAAACACAATCCGTAAGTAGGAAACAGAAAACACACAGAGAACGGCTGGAACGTATCTGGAAACAGCTCGGCTGGGACAAAACGCAGCCGCTTGATGCGTATATGACATCCCGTATGCAGTCTATTTACGGCGAGGGCGCTACGGTGGACAAGGCGCAGGAAGCAGACTGGAAATCAGCGGATAGAGAAATTACAAATTATTTAATTGAACAGAAACAAAATAAAATCGCCGAGGTTCTTCCGGGAGAACCGGATTTAGAAAAAGATGAAATTCCGTTTTAAGAAAGGAGAAAATCATGATTACAGCAACACTTTACGGCAGGCTTGCCAGAGATCCGGAACGAATGCAGCCGTCTAACGGAGGAGAATCGTATGTACGATTCTCCATGGCGATAGAAACGGGACGCAAGGATCAGGACGGAAATCGTATTGCCCAATTTATCAACATATCTGTTTTCGGAAAACAGGGTGATGTTATTCAGCAATATTTTCAAAAAGGGAATCGTATTGTCTGCCATGTGCGAAACATTGAAGCAAGAGCGTATGAGAACCAGTCAGGACGGCCGCGTGCCGCCCTGCAGGCGGTTTTGACGGGGATTGAATTTGTAGAAACAAGGGCGGATCAGGAGCAACGAGGAGAGAACAGCGGCTCTTTTGCGCGATTTGGTACACCGCAGCCGCAGGCAGCTCCTGCTTACGGTACACCTATGGGATCCACTCCCTCCCCGCAAGCGCTTCCGGGCATGCAGACAGAGGGGACAATTCCCGCCCCGTGGGATAGGTAAAGGGGGTATCAATTAATGGAAGAAACAAGAAATTCTCTTCCGACGCTGGAATGCGGGATGGCCTACTTGGCTCATCCCTACGCTCCCGTCGCTAAAAGCTCGAAAGTATTTGCGAAAGTATTTGCGGGAGAAATTAAGGAGGCTAATGTAGAGGAAACAGGAGACATCGCGTATGAAATCATGAAGAAATACCCCAACCTGACGATCATTTCACCTCTCCATGCGTATTCATTCTTAGAAGGAAAAGATATGGAAGAAACGGATATTCTTCGGTACGATTTCAGGCTTCTCAATAACTGCACTCTTCTGATTTTGTCCGGATACTGGCGGCATAGCCGCGGCTGCATGTCGGAATATGGCTATGCGAAGGCAAGGGGAATCAGGATCTATGAGTATGTAGACGGGACTCTGTATCCGCTCGAATGAGTAAATTTCGTTATAAACCTTTAAAGGGGGTGATAACGTGGGGCGCCAACTTAAACAGGGGTTGGATTATCTCACACTTGATGTTGATTTCTTCGAAAGCGTAAAGGTCCGGAAAATCAGAAAGGACTGTGGCAATCAATCAATACCAATACTGATCGCGTTACTCTGCAATATTTTTCGAGAAGAGGGATATTATGTGGGGTACGATAACGATCTGACATTCCTCATAGCTGAGCAATTCGGCGTGAGCGAGGGTGCAGTAGAGGATACCGTCCAAAAAGCGGTTTTAGTTGAGTTTTTTGATAGCCACATGTTTCATACCTATGGAATCCTCACTTCACACGGTATTCAGCAGCGTTACTTTGATGCAGTAACCCGCTTGAAAAGAAAATCGGTGAAGGTTATAGGGGAATTTCTATGCAAAAATATTTCCCCTGGAATAAATACCGATTTCCTCCGTGATAAATCGAATAACCTCTGGAATAAATCCGACAAGGTAGAGGAAGAGGTAGAGGAAGAGGTAGAGGAAGAGGTAGAGGAAGAGGTAGAGGACAAAGCGTCTTCTCCGAAAACTGAAATCATCAAAGCATTTTCTTCCTCTTCTCCCGGACTGGAGAAATCAATCAAAAGGTGGATGGACATGAGAGAACATAGGAAATCTTCCGTATCACCGACGGCTCTCAAAAAGAACCTGACACAACTCAAAAAGTTATCAAACGGGAATATAGAGGATGCTGTTCTCATTGTAGAGCAGTCAATAGAAAATCAATGGCTCGGATTCTGGCCGCTTAAAAAACATAAGCGCAAAAAGTCGGAAGGAAGCCATGAACATATCGCTTCTCTGGAAGAGTGGAAAGGTATCAAAGACGGATGGTGACAATGGAACGAATCGGACGGGATATGGATGATCTCCGGGAAAAAATGGAGACATTTATCAAAAACAATGGCCGCTTAAATGAGCAAAATCCAAAAACGGAAGCGAAAGAGGCGGCAGAAGAAAGAAAAAAATGGACAAATCGGCTGTATAAAGCCGGAATAGGCAGGCGGTACCATGCCTGCACGTTTCAGAACATTGAAAGAAAAGGATTACCGGATTCTAAGCTGCTGAAAAGCCATTATGCAATTGCGAAAGATTACGCTAAGAATTTCAAAACACATAAAGCAAAAGGGCAAGGGATTATATTCGCCGGACCGGTAGGACGCATGAAGACAACAATGGCGGTGGCCATAGCGCAGGAGATCATGAAAGATTACAACCGGGCATATTTCATCACGATGCCGGAATTGATGGATAGTCTTCTGCAGAATAATCTTTCGCAGGAAGTCCGAACGCGCACAAAAGAGACAGACCTACTGATTCTTGATGACATGGGAGCGGAGTATCAAAATGACTGGGTACTGAACGCGGTCGACGCGATTATATCGAAGAGATACAACGAACTCCTGCCGGTAATCCTTACGACGAATAAGACGCCGGAAGAGATGAATCAGCGGTATATGTCACGGATTTTTGATAGGTTGAAGCATGCGAACAGGTTACTTATAGAAGCAGGAGAAAGCCTGCGGGAAAATGAGGTTTAAGAAAGGAGAGATTGATAAATGGGAAATAATCGATTTATGGTCGTATCGGAGGAAAAAGGAATCATAGCAATGAATACGGTGATAGATGTAGCAAGTGTCGTAGTGTTTATTGTCTTGATTATGTACGCGGCGATAAAACTCGACGAAGCGGCAAAAAAGCTGCGCAGCGAGGAAGAGCGGATTTACAGAGAGAGGCACGAAAAATGAACAACTTAATCACCATCGTTGCCACTTTTGGCAACGAGAGAGGAGCATGAAGTGAAACTTTACAGTGACAGAGGGGATAAATATTATCTTTTCGGACAGTTTGAACTATATCTAATGCTCATACAGTGCGTTCTTATCGGAATATTAGTAGCGCTGGCATACGTTTTGATTCGATTGGGCGGTGGAGTATGAAGCTTATAATACCCGGGCGGCTGCCATGTATGAACGACCTGATCGCTGCTAACCGGTTGAACAAATACGCGGGGGCAGGCGTCAAGAAGAAAACGCAGAGACAAATTATTCTGATTCTGCAGCCGCAAGTGCAAGGACAAAGGTTTACCGAAAAAGTAAATATCCGCATTGAGTATTACGAAAAGGATATGCGCCGGGATGAAGACAATGTGATGAGCGCGGCAAAGTTTATACTTGACGCGATGCAGGACATGGAGCTTATCCAAAACGACAGCAGGAAATACGTGCACTTGACGCAGGAAGTATTTACCGATCGGGATAATCCAAGGATTGAAATAGAGGTGAATGAAGCATGAAAATTCTTGACGCATGCTGCGGCGGAAAAATGTTTTGGTATGAAAAGGATTTGGATTTTGTGGATTTTCAGGACAATCGGGAGCTGCAAACGGAGTTATGCGACGGACGAAAATTCAGCGTAAAGCCTGATTTTATAGGAGATGTCACAAAGATGGATATGCCCGATGAAGAATATGACATGGTAGTATTCGACCCACCGCATTTAAAAAATGGCGGAGATACGGGATGGATCATTCTAAAATACGGAAAATTACCGTCCGAATGGCTGCCGTGGATAGAACGAGCTTTCAAGGAATGTTTTCGTGTTCTGAAAAATGACGGAGTACTTGTATTCAAATGGAATGGTGAACAGATACCGTTTGCAGAGGTGGTCAAATTATCACCGTATAAGCCGATTTTCGGAGACAAGAGGGCGAAAACAAGGTGGACGGTATTCGTGAAAAACACTGCGTTAAAGAAAAGGGGAGTGAAAGCATGAAAACACTAAAAGAAGAAGTAATTGAATTACTGATGAAAAGAATCGGCGTTGTGGAAAATGAAGAATTTGAAGCTCAATTTGTAAATGGAGAATGCGAGGTCAATAAATTTTGTAACGGAGAACTGCTTACAAAATTTAGTGAAGAATGGCGTGATGATTCAAAATGGGCGGTTTTTGTAAAATATTTCGATGTTTATGAATTTAAAGTAATTCCATTCAAGCCGAAAATCGGAGATAAATATTGGTGGGTAGAAGTTGACGGTAAAGTATGTAGTGACATATCTGAACGAGGTTGTACGTTTGACTGCATGGCAATGGCAATAGGAAACTGCTTTAGAACAAAAGAATCGGCGGAAGCACACAAAGAAAAAATTTTAAAAATACTGAAAGGAGAAGGTCATGAATAACGGGATGAGACCGAGTGTTTTTCATAACCCGGATCCGACGTACGAAAAGACGAAAACGAATTTAAATCGTGAATCAAAGCGGGTACGTAATGATATCGAAGCGTTTTTTGAAGAAATTCGGCGATGCAGAAAACATATTGACTCTTTGAATCAATACCGCCAGCAGTGCGAGATGGATTTGTTCTCTTTAAAAGGCTGTAGATACGACAAGGAGCCTGTGGATGGCGGCTCTCCATCCGATTTGTCAGACATCGTGATTGCTTTCAAAGAGAAGATGGCAAAATCAGAAGAACTGCGGATAAAAGAGCTCAACAGATACGGTGACATGATTACAAGAGGGTTCAGGCTGCTTGCTTTGCTTTCCGACCCAGAGCGAAAGTCGATTATGATTGATCGATATTTCATGAATGTTCTTTGGGAGAAAATTGCGCTGGAACATCATTATGTGAGAAGTCATTGTCATCGATTGAAAGATGAAGCGATAAAAGAAATTTCGCGAAAAATGAAACATGAGACATTATGAGACATTTAAATGTGGTATTATGATAGTGTGAAAATATCGAGAGATACTTTCCTCCTCAATTTGAAAAGCACGTACTCTACCAAAGTGCGTGCTTTTCGTTTGTTTATCTAAAAGGCGGTGATTACTGTGGGCGCAAAAGGCAAGTATGCAAAGTGGCTTCTTCCGGATAATCTTTTACGCCTGCAGGCGTGGGCGCGAGACGGATTAAGTAATGAGCAGATTGCGCATAATATCGGCATTAATCAAGATACATTGTATACATGGATTAAAAAGTACCCCGAATTTTCCGAGGCTTTATCGCGCGGGAAAGAAGTTGTTGACATTGAAGTTGAGAACGCATTATTAAAAAGAGCCAAAGGATATGACTATATAGAGACGACATCGGAGCTGATTGCGGATAAAAATGCAAAAAATAAAGCTGCAATGAAAGTAACTAAGCGAGTAACTCGGCATGTACCGCCGGACGTAAAAGCTATTGTATTCTGGCTGACGAACCGAAAACCGGAATGGCGCGACAAGCAAGAAAAGGAATTATCTGGTAATATCGGTATCAATTTGGTGGTAGATGATGACATCAGCACAGACGATTAATCTTGTCAATGACATTATTCATCCAACGGCAAAACAACGGGAATTTATGCGGACGGTCAAGGATAATACATACATTCTTTATGGCGGTGCAGCAGGCGGCGGGAAATCGTATATATTGCGTTGGGAACTGGTTTATCTCCTGATCAGCTGGTACAAGCATCTGAAATTAAAAGGTATCCGTGTTGGGTTGTTTTGTGAAGATTATCCGGCACTGCGTGACCGGCAGCTGTCAAAGATAAAAATGGAATTTCCGGAATGGCTTGGCAGCTACAAAGAAGCGACGCATGAATTTACATTAAATCCGGCGTTCGGCAGCGGTGTGATATGTTTCAGAAATTTGGATAATCCGTCTAAGTATTTATCATCAGAGTTTGCGGCGATTGCGATTGATGAGCTGACGCTGAATGAGCAGACTGTTTTTGATTTCTTGCGCATGCGGCTGCGGTGGGTCGGCGTTGAGGATCCTAAGCTGATTGCAGGAACAAATCCGGGCGGTAAGGGTCATATGTGGGTCAGAAACCTATTTATTGACAGAAATATTCCGCCGGAAATGCAGGATTTTGCAAATAAAATCGCTTTCGTGCAAGCGCGGATAGATGATAATCCGTACTTACCGGCGGGATACAGTGACGCGCTTGATACGCTGCCGGATAAGCTCCGAAAAGCGTACCGCGAGGGCGACTGGAATATATTTGAAGGGCAGGTTTTTGAAGAGTTCAGGACGGATATACACGTTGTTGAACCGTTTGAAATCCCGTCAAGCTGGCAGCGCGGGCGGTCTATGGACTGGGGATACAGCAAGCCGTATGCGATTTATGAATATGCAGTAGATTATGACGGCGTTGTCTATGTAATCAACGAATGGTACGGCTGCAAGCCGGGAACGGTCAACACGGGTACGCAGGAAACGGCACGGGAAGTAGCGCAGAAGATTAAGCATTTGGGCAGCGAGTTCGGTATTGCGGACCCGGCGATTTGGCAGAAAACTGGACATGACGGGCCGTCGATTGCAGAAGTGTTCGCAGCGGAAGGCGTGCCATGGTATCCGGCGGATAATGACAGACTGGCAGGGAAAATGCAGGTACATCTAAGGCTGAAAGAACGAAAGCTCAAGATATTCAAAACGTGTTATCACTTGATTCGGACGCTTCCGGCTCTGACGTACGATAAACACAAGGTTGAAGATGTAGATACACAGCAAGAAGATCATAGTTACGACAGCGTCAGATATTATCTGATGAGCCGTCCGATTCAGCCGGTGAAAGCAGAAAAGCCGTTTAATGATGGGTATAGATACGAAGATGAGAAAGGAGATGAACCGACAGCGTGGGGTGTGTAATGAGTGATAGGGCATTAAGAGATTACGCTTATAGAGTGCTCAAGTCGGAGTATGGTGAACGTATGGAGAACGGGATTTTAATTCCGGCAAAGAAAAGCGATGAAGAGCTGGCGGCGTTCGCAGCGCAAATGCCGCAGTGGCAGCTTGAACAGATGTATGGAATGATGTTTAAAGGAGAACTTGTCGAATGAGTTTTGATTTATCCGAAGCGCGAAATAATGTAAAAAGGGCACTGCAGCTAACAAGCGAATGGCGCAAAAGCGCAAAAGAAGATTATGATTTCATGCGCGGTAAGCAGTGGACAGATGCGGATTTGAAAGTAATGAAACAGAAATCTCGTCCGGTTATTACAATTAACCGGATACGCCCTGTTATTAATTTGCTGTCCGGTTATGCGGCGCAGAATGAGACGGAACCTGATTTCCTGCCGCGCTCGGAAGAAGATGACCGTGTGGCACGGGTGGCCAAAGGTATCACAAAGTACACTTTTGACAAGACAAATTATCAGAGCGTTAAGAAAAAGGCATTCAAAGACGCGGTTATATGTGGCGTCGGGAATTATTGGGTCAGTTATGAATTTGATTATGCCCGTATGGATGGACGGATACAGATCAAAAACGTCAGTCCTTTTGATGTGTTTGTGGATCCGGAATGCAAAGAAGATGATTTGTCAGACGCTTTCTACTGCGGGCGTTACAGCTGGGAAAGTCCGGATAGATTGAAGCAAATATATGCGGACAAAGCAGATGAAATTGCTATGCTCGCGCATAAATACGATGACAGCGAATTGGAGACGGTCGATACGGAGCCGCTCTGGTATTCGCGGGATTTAAAGAAATTAAGGGTCGTTCAATATTGGTATAAAGAGTACACGCGGAAGAAAATTTTCTCTGCAGATGGGATGATCGTTGATGAATCGCAGCCGGATTTATATTCGGCTTTTTTAATGTCCGGAGCGGAACCGGAAGAAATCCCGGTTACGAAAATCAGATATGCGACATTCTGCGGAGAAATTCTGCTTGAAGAGGGCGAAAGTCCATACAAACACAATCAATTTCCACTTGTGCGGCAGTATTGCTACTTATCAGGTTACGGTGAGGATGTGGATGACGGACTGGAACCGGCGGGGATTGTACGGGATCTGAAAGACGCACAGCGCGAACTCAACAAGAACCGCAGCCAGCGTATGCATATCGTCAATCAGCAGTCGCTCGGTGTTCGTTTTTGGACTGGACCGCAGTTTGATGAAAAAGAAAAACGGGAAATTCGGAATCTGTCTACAACGCCGGGCGCTAATATTTTCTTAAAGCCGGGCGTGACATTTACCGATGGGCTTCCATCGGCTCAATCCGTCAATAATATAGAACTCGAAAACCGCTCAAGCAGTGATTTCTACACGATTTCAGGCATTACTCCGGAGAGCCTGTCCGGCAGTATTGGGGCGATGAGCGGCAAGGCAATTGATTTAAGACAGTCAGTCACCACGGTGCAGACCGCCGAAATATTCGACAAAGCCAAAGAAGCGGAACTGCAGATTGTAAAACTCTTGTGGGGAGACACCTACGCGCCGGGATTGATTCCGCAGTTTTATAACAAAGACAAGGTTATGCGGATCCTTGGCGAAGATGGCAAGAAAGAATTTGTGCAGATACAGCCAGGATTAGGTCAAGCTATGCAGGAACAGCAGGCGGTAGATCAGAACGGTATGCCGGTAACAGATGAAAACGGAGATCCGGTGACTAAGGTACTGTATGATTTGTCCGCTTTCGATTTCGACATTGTCATTACAACATCGCAGGCAAGCGCTACCGCACGGCGGGCGAATTTGTATCAGCTGCTTGAGGCGAAGAAAGCGGGTGTTGACATACCGATGGACATTATTCTTGACTTCATGGATTTCCCGGGAAAGGGAACCGTCAAGAAGCGGATGCAGCAGGCTGCCGAGCAGCCGAAAATGCCGGACTTTAAAGTCAGCGCAAGTATTGAGGATTTACCGGCGGAAGCGTTGTCAACGGCACTACAGTCTATCGGTGTGAATATTTCGCCGCAGCAGATTATGCAAGAAAGATTAGCACTGAAAGGACGGGCAATAGCTCCGCCGGTGCAACCGCAAATTCCGATACAACAATCACAGCTATTAGGGCAGTAATGCCTTGATATATCGTCCTAAGCAACGACGTTAAAAGGCTTTTTTCTTTCGTCCGAAAAAAGACGGTAAACTACAACAAAAATCATTCGACCGCCGACGTCGTTAAACCGGCAGAAGGAGATAATCATGGAAAACGAAGCAATGCTGAACGCAGAAGATTTAGGGTTTGATGCAGAAGATTTGAAAGAAGCAGGTCTTGACAATCCGGAACCGGCAACTTCAGCGGGTAATGATCCAAAGAAACCGGAAGATAATTCTGCAGACGGACAGCCGAAAACTGACCCTGATCCTGAATCGGAACCTAAAACGAAAATTGAACCGACAAAAGAACCGGAAGACAATCCGGCAGGCGGTGATTTGAAGAAAGCACTGGCAGAAGAACGGGCTCGCAGAAAAGCGGCCGAAGAAGCGGCTAATACTTTGCGTTCGCAGATGAGCATGTCACAGAAACCGGTATTATCTCCGGAAGATTTGAATCAAATTCGCAGTTATGCGCAGCAGGAAGCCGCACGTCGGCTCAAGATTGATGACGCATCTGATTTAATGTTCACCGATGCACAAAAGTATCAGGAACTTCTTCATGAACAAGCACGGATTGAATATCAGATGACACGCCAGCAGGAAGAGCGGCAGGAAACCTATCAGAAAAATGTAGCGTTTATTGGCGAGCTTAAGGCTATTCCGAACATTAGCGAGCTGTGGCAGAAAGGCACTGAAATGCTGGACGGCATGACGCGAAAAGACGCCGCCCCCATTGATGCGGCATTTTCACGTATTGATCAGGGGATAGGCACGGATACAGACTTCAAAGTTATTCGTGATTTTGCTGAAAAGGTAAAATCGGCGATGGCTGCACCCGCGCAAAATCCGCTTGAAACAGCTAAAACACTGCCGAAAGCAAGCGCGTTAAACGGCGGTGCTCTGACCGGCACGAAACTGTCTGAGGAAGAAATCCTTAAGTATGTGGAAGAAGGTCGTGAAAGTGAGCTTCCGGCGGAAATTAGAAAGCAGATTGATGACCTCTGCGGTGATTAATTTTTTTACAAAAAGGAGAATGAAATATGGCACATGAATTTAAAATTCCTGAAAAATTGGTTCCTAAACTCTGGACGAAAAAAGTATGGAGAGAAGGTTTAAAAGCTTCTTATTTTGATAAGTTTACGTCTACTAATGGGAGTAATGTTGTTCATACGAATAAAGATTTAAAACAGGCTAAAGGCGATGAAGTAAACTTTGGACTGGCAATGAATCTTAAAGGGAACGGTGTTTCTGGTAACAACACACTCAAAGGTAATGAAGAAGAAATGCAGATGTATGATTTCAGCGTAAAGACTACTTTAGTCAGAAACGCAGTTACGCGCTTTGAGGCGGATGACCAGAAATCTCCGTACGAAAATTTGCCTCTTATCAAGGGGGTATTGGTGCAGTGGCTGTCTGACTGGAAAGACAACAAGCTGATTTCCGCACTGACCGCCAATCCGACAACCGGTGAACGTCTTATTGCGTCTACGGCAGGAACAGAGGTTTCTTTAACGGCTAATGACAAGCTGACTTGTGCGGTAATTGGCCGCGCAAAACGCAAGGCAAAAATGCATGAACCGATGGTGAAACCTCTTAAAATTGATGGGCAGGATAAATACATCATGCTTGTTGGTACTTGGGCAGCGCGTGACTTGAAAGCAGATCCGGTATGGCAGGCGGCACAGCAGAACGCGGCAATCCGCGGCAGCAAAAACCCGATTTTCACCGGAGCGCTCGGCGAATATGACGGCGTTGTTCTGTATGAATATGAACGTGTCATGAATACGAAAACCGGTGCGTCTTCTGCAAACGTTGTTCATAATTTGCTTTTAGGGCAGCAGGCGGCATGCTTCGCTGTAGCCCGCGAGGCTCGCTTCATTAAAGATGAGGATGATTACGGCAATGTACAGGGGAACGGTATCGCGTTCTTCGGCGGCATTGAAAAATCCATCTACAACAGCAAAGATTATGGTGTGATTCAGGTCATGACCGGCGGTGCTGTAGAGTAATTTCAATGGAGATAAGGTGAGGGCTGTAAAAAGCCCTCTTTCCTTTTCTTAAGGAGTAACCATGACAGTAAAAGATTTGATTAACCGTGCGTATATGCAGGTGGGCGATACGTCGCAGGTGAACTATACGCCGTATCAGTTTCTGGAGTTTTATAACGAAGGAAATCATATTCTGCATAAGATTGTACTGCGGTATATTCCGGATATTTTACGTGTAACGGAGACGGGAGTTCCGAACAGACCGACAATTGCGCTTTCTTCTTTCGCACTGCAGATTGTATCAGTAAAGGATATGTATGGTCATTCTGTTGATTACACGATGGAAGACCACAAAATCATTACTGCGAAGAGTGCGGCACAAAGAGGACTGACCGTCGTATATATCCCATCTGCAGATTACAAAGAAATGGATGATGAAAGCGGTTATCCGGCGGAAATAGAAAGTCTTCTTGTAAATTATATGGTGGCGCGGATTTTGAAAGCGGATTTATCGTTTGTTTCCGAATGGGAAGATACGATTTCCGAAATGGCGCGTCAAATGGACGATGAAAGTGGTTTTATTGCAAGGGGGTATTGGCCGTATGACTGCAGGCGAACTGATTACGATGATTAATCTGGACACAAATGAAATATTAGATGACAGTGCGGAATACATCCCTTATATTAATGCAGCTATTGACTATCTCGTGATGATTCTGGTCCCGATGAAAGACAGGGAAGTTGTAAAAAGTATGGACATTAGCAACAATAATCCGGTACCCGGTGATTTTACAGCGTTTGTTCCGGCGGCGGGTTACCCTGTCCGCATTGTGAACGGGTCTTTCCAGACGTACGGTGGAAAGACTGTCAATGATGTATTTTACGCTGTGAAAAAGCCGCATGTATCAGATGAAACTGATTCGATTCCATTCAGCGAAATCTTTCATTTCGTGCTTGTGCAGCTGCTCTCATTTCTTGTCAAAAAGAAATCTTTAATGCTGGATTATGCCAGTGCAGATAAAGCGTTTATTGCTGATTTAACAACGGCAATCCAAGCGGCAAGAGGGCGATAATATGGGTGAGCATTTCTTTGCTTCGACAAACGGTTTCAGATTAGGTTTGGACTGGAGCAAGCCTGCGGAAAGCATTGATATGCAGGGTTTAACGCAGGCGATTAACTGTGAATACAGCCCGACGGACGGCGCGCTTCAAACAGTGCCGGGCGTGAAAATAATTTATACGGGAACGGCGAATATTGAAAGTTTGTATTACGACAATTACCGCCATCAGTATTATTTTTCCTGCGGCCGTGATTTGTACAAAACAGCTGATTTTACAACGGTTTCAAAATTAGGGACGCTGACAGGGACCAGTATTCCGAAGTACCACGCTTTTGACCATGATATATTGATTGCTTCCGGCGGTAAGCTGCAGGCTGTTTCAGGTGCTGGTGTATTGTCTACTGTGGACGAAAGTCCGACTTGCGAATTTGTGAGTAGCCATTCCGGCTCCGTCATGGTAGCGTCAATTTATGGACACCGTATCACGTGGTCAGCTGTTGGCGATTATAAATCGTGGAAAACGAATACAAATGATGCTTCTTCTGCGCAATATGTAGAAGTGGGCTATAAAGATCCCGGCTGTATCGTATCTATAGATTTCTTGTCAAAGGCAATCATTGTATATAAAGAATACGGTAGGGCATATCAAGTTGTGGGTAATCCCCATGAGAAAACACTTGCTGTTTATCCTCTTTCTGAAACGGCTTTATGCTGCGGTAGTTCTATCAGCATTGATGACCGGAGTTATTATCTGGGTGATGCAGGGCTGATGAGTTTTGTTCCGACAAACACCTATGCGAATATACAGCCGTCTGAAATAGGTCTTAATATCAATGCACAACTGACAACGATTACCTCAGAACAAGCCCGGATGTGGCATATTCCCGGAAGAAAACAGCTGTGGATTAAACCGGGAAAAAATCAAGATGTGTTTATTTATCACTATCTACCGAGATATGAAGATGGAAGAGGTGTTTTTACTTCAAGGTCTTTCGTTCATGATCTGCATGATGTGATGACGGTAGGCGAGAATATTTATATTGCCTATGGTAATAAAATAGGCATTCTTGATTCAAGTATAGATACTGATGATGGAGAACAGATTACGACGTCGATTGTTTCAGGTAACCGATTGGCGCAAAGACTGTTCTTGCTGCTGTTTTCATATAATTTTGTATCAAGCAACCGTATTGAAGGTTACGGCAGCATTACAATTAGCGATAAACGGGCAAAACCTGTTACATTCAAAGCGGCCGGTACAAAGTTGTACTATGCGAATGAAAAGTTGATTAACGCAACCGGCAGGTTGAATAGCAATGAGTATACAAAAGTAAATAAGATTGGCGGTGGAGCAAACCGACATCTGCAGATAAAAATATTTGTCGCCAAGGGCGCTATCGCTTTGCGGCAGTTTGATTATACTTACGAGGAGGTTTAAATGTCTTATACGGAAAAATATCCTTTAAGTCCGACGCCGCAGGGAGACAGCACGAAAGAAGCTGTATTAAAAAACCGGGAAGAAATCAAGACAATCGGGAATGCGCTTTCCGCACAATCAAAAGGCGGCGGGGGCGGTTTAAGACAACGTATTTTATACGGAAAAAACAACGGCGGGAAGTATAGCTTCCTTTCCGGTGATGGATTGTCGGTCATTATTGACGGAAGTACGATACCTGTAATTTTAACACTGGCGGACGGTTTCGACGAAAACGGCGCGAAAGATTACGTAGAAACAATTAACAAGAAAATCAGTGCATGGACGCTGCCGATTAACGCAATAAGCTATCTGTTTGTAGAACGAAATAACGCAGGTGCTTTGTCTTACGGAAGCGTAACAACAAAACCAGTATTTTCTGCTTCTTTGCCATCCGGCGTCGCAACAAATACTCATGTGTTCAACACACTTGAGCAGAAGATGTACATGTATAACGGTACAGAATGGAAAAATGTCGTAAGAGTTTTTGTTGCAGCGGTAACGACGAATGCAACCGGCGTAACAAAGATTGAGTATATGAATAATGCGGCAGCGGTAGAAATGACGGAAGCTGAAAAAGAAAAGCTGTCAGGTATTGAAGACGAGGCGGAAGTTAATCAAAACGCATTTTCTAAAGTGAAAATCGGTGACAAAGAACTTGTTGCGGCAGTGAAACAGGCTGTCATTGAATTAATCGCTGGGGATAACATTAAAATTACTCCGGATGCAGATGGTTCGAAAATAACGATAGATATAGCAAACAAAAAAGAAATATTTGATCCCGATAATTACTACACTAAGGATAAGGCTGATTCCCGCTATTATCGTGAAGGGATTCCTTTGCCGGTAACTTATAATAACGAAGTTAATTTTGCGGGAACTGCAAATACCATACAGTTCGGCTATCGTGACCATAATATTAACACGTATCGTTTTGGTAACGGCACGCAGGGAGGATTAGCTGATATTGCAAGCCGCCGCTATGCTGGCGCAATATATTCAGGACAGTTTACTAATACTGATGAAATGAATGCGTGGTATGCAGAAACAGTAAGAAATGCTGATTTTAATGGCGTTGTCGTCCACCAAGCAAATGAAATTAATATTAATGGGCAAAAACAGTGGGGGACTATGATATCGTTTCCTTGGTCAACTACTGATGACCGTGCATTAGGTGGACAATTATATGCTGTCAATTCAAACGGACTATTTTATAGATTTTTTAATCATCCTGATGACATCAGAGTTACAGATAACTGGTATCAGCTTGCAATGATAACCAGAGACGACAAGCTAAAAATTGGTAATAATTACATATGGTTTGCATGAGGTGGTATTTATGAGTGTATTTAAACATTTATGTTATCAAAAAGAGAACGGAGAAACAGGCCAGTGTGATGTGTATGATGACCAGAACGAATGTCCAGACCCGCGAACGTATGTCAATGTAGACGGGAGAGATGGCTATGTAAAACTGGGGGAGTTTAATGACCCGCAGGCAAGTCCTTTACGGTGTTATGTAGCCAGTGCTGGACGAGAATTTGCGGTTTTAAAAGTAGCAATCCCCACCGGCAGTTTTACAGTGCAAAATTATAAGGGTGTGTCTTATGACTGGACATGTCCTCGATTGATTACGAAAATAAAATGTACCTCGGCGGGAGAATGGGATAAATATGTAAATGTCACTCCGGGAACAGTTTATACATTTAGAAGAGAAACTATCGGCATCGGAAGCGCTTATTGGCAGATATACGTTGGGAATGATTTTCTTGTTTCTTTGTTTAGAGGAAATGACTCGCTTGTTGTTTGGTGGTCGCAAGATATTAATAATTCATGATCAAGATAGGATGATGAGATGAATTGAAATTATCAAGTTTACAGGAAATGATAAAAGACTATGAACATATTACTGGCGAATCCGTCGATCTGACAGGGTTCTTTTTTGATGAGGACTGCCACGATAAACGCAACCGTCACTTGAAATATTTCCCCGATACAGGATTCCTCATATGGGGCATTCTGGAGTATGAAGAAAAACGATACTTTGCAATGTTGGAGACTTACGGAAAAGTGGCGGGCATGGTGGATTATATTAAGAAAGTCATGAAAATGAACGGATTATCAAAGATTGTTACATTCACGACAAGAAATCCCCGCGCGCATATTCGTAAATGGAAAATGCAACGCCATCCGGATTTGGATTACGATGAGGGGAATAATCATTATTTTGTACTAACAGGCACAATAGAGCATTTGCGTTAAGAAAGGAGATTGCATGCTACAATTTGATTTACAGCTTTTCGGTGGGGGGAAAGGGACTAAAGTAACCTATCAGCCCGCACAGGTTCCCCAACAGTCTGCGGAAGAAAAGGCACTACAAAGAGAACAGCTGAAATGGGCACAGACTACACAGCCGGTGGCACAAAACCTGCTGAATATGGCTAATCAAGCACTAAGCAGCCAGCAGGTTACGCCGAATCCCAATTGGCAGACATTGTATGACCGGGCGCAAAATCAGACGGCGGCCAATAATCAGTTGGTACAAGGACTGATTCCACAGGTAAATGCAAATACAGACGCCAATGCAGCGGCTAACAATCGTTTCTCTGGTTTGCTGGGGAATGCTATTCAGTCTATGACACAGGGGAATAAAGAACTGGCGTCTGAATACAATACGGCCATGCAGAACAATAATACTGCTATGCAGGGATTGTTAAACGGTGTGCTGCCATCTTCTTATGCGGAGAATCGACAAAAGGCATTACAAGCTGATTTAACGAATACAGTCGGGAATACATTGTCCGGACTGGCCAGCCGTGGGATTATCAATTCTTCACAGGCGGACAGCGCATTCAATGATATTTCCCGAAATGCGTCCAATACGCTGGCCGCACAGTACGGAAACGATATGCAGACAGCCGCGGGGCTTGCCGGACAGGCTTATAACAGTCAATTGGCGGGCATTAATGGTAAGGCCGGACTTCTGGGAGATATGTTTAAGAACCAACTTTCCGGCTACGGGCAGCAGGCTGATTTGGCAAATACGAATTTTAACAACCGGCAGCAGGGGATTTCAACGCTGTCACAGCTGGCGAACCAGTCGCAGCAGATGGCAACGGATCCGATTAAAACGGCGGCAACGGCGCAGGAAGCGGCGACCAACACGCCGATGAAGTATTTAGCGATGGCGACAGGACAGAACGCGCCAACGCAAGGGTTATTATCTCAATTATCACAGCAGCGGTATTCAGTAGCTTCTCCCGCGCAGACGGTTGTTCGTCAAGGGAGCGGCGGATTTTTTGGAGGTCTTATGAGCGGATTAGGAAGTTATTTTGCATGCTTTACAGCAGGAACAGAAATTTCAACACCGGAAGGTGCGGTTGCCATCGAACAGATGGCGTTTGGTGATCAGGTTGTTTCTCTTGGCATAGTGAATCAAGTTACAGAACTTCATGATATGGGTGAAGCGGATATCTATGAGCTCAATACCTCGTCTTTTGCAGTAGAAACCACGCAGACGGAAATATTCTTGACGCCTGATGGAAAGAAACCTTTAACCGAACTTTCCGAAGGTGAGAGTGTCATGACAGTAAACGGATTTGAACCGATTACATCAATTGTAGAAACTGGACGAAAGGAAAAGGTTTATGAACTGGAATTGACCGGAGATAACATGTTCTATGCAAACGGTATTCTGGCGGAAGGCTTAACAGAAGCTGACAAGACAGCCAATGGACAGGATGAAGAAATTATTCCTGCAGAAGCGGTTACCGTTGTTCCTGCAGAACAGAGAACAGAAGATTCTGCAGAAGAACCTATGCAGGAAACGTCTGCAGAAGAAACAACGGATGAAACAGAGAAAAAGCCGGCAGCTAAGAAGCCGGCAACAAGAAGAAAGACGGTTACTAAGAAAGCGGGTAAATAATCATGAGTGTTATCTATGTACAGGATAAATCACCATGGGATCAGATTGGGAATCTGGCGGGACTGTGGGCGGCAAACCGTCTGCAGAAGATACAGGATACTCGCAATGCTAAAGATTATGCAACAAAAGTATTCGGGGGCTATCAAGAGGAACAGTCCCCGGGACTTTTGTCTCAATTGACACAGCCGCAGACCCCGCAGATGGGTAGCGGTCTTTTTGCGCAGGACGGTCTTGAAAAAGCAATGCCTCATTTCAAGATTAACACTGCCGGCACACAGCCTTTGCAGTCTTCGGCTCCGGCGGAGCAGGACGCATTAGAACAGGCAGCTCCCCATTATCAGTTGAATATACAGCAGACACAGCCGCAAACACAAGCGCGACCGAGTGCACCTGACAAAAACCAAATTAAGCAGTCGCTTCGGAATAAAGCCGGAGCGGCGTATGTCAGCTTTATTAAAAGCGGCTACGGACAACAGGAAGCGGCGCGCATGGCAAAGGAAATGCTTGAAAATGACACAGTAGAAGAATATGGTAAACAGCTTAATGCCTATCAGGACAGTGTTCTTGAGCCGGCACGGCAGGATATCCTAAATCAGCTCGTCTATACTACGGATAAAGACGGGAATGCGGCAATCAGCGGTTATGATCCGAAAAAACTTAAGGCAATGGCGCCGCGGATTGCCGCTTATAATTACCGCGCACAGCAGCTGGGGCTTCCACAGATTGACATGAATATGCTGAACAACATCAATGCGTTAGATAAACCGAATATTTCTTATAAGACGATGCCGAACGGCCAGCTTGTGGGAATCAACGGTGATACCGGCGCCGTTCAGCAGATGGGGAATTATGCACCGCCGCAAGATCCGCGGCGTTTTTATGTGAATACCGGCGGCGGATTGTTCGACATAAGAAGCGGGCAGGTTGTTCCGGGTACGGCAAGAGAAGTGCAAGGGCCCGGAACGAGCGGGTACAATTCACAGCTTATTTCACAGCTAAGTCACTTGCAGCAGATGTACGAGAAGCAACATATGTATGATGATGATTTTGATCCGTCAAAATCTCCTTATTATGCACAGCTGCAACAGGTTTTAGGCTTGCAGCAGCCCGGACAGCCGGGAGATGTAACAGGCGGGCAGAAACAGCTTGTTAATGATGAGCAGGGGCTTAGTAATAAAATTATAGAAATGCGGCAGAGAATGTCCAAAGAAGAAGTACAGCAGGCATTACGAAACGAAGGGCTCGGTTTCTATGCAGCATGGGTACCGTAAAGAGGTAAAATATGGGTTATTTTGATGAATTTCAGCGCGCTGGCGGTAATACTGGCGGTGAAAGATATTTTGATGAATTCAAGAATCAGCCGCCGCAGGATTCGTCTTTGCTTGATAAGGCCAAAGACTTTTTGAACAGCATCGATGACGCTTATGAAGAAGGGCGTGCGGCACGCAAAGCACAATGGGAGAAGACGAAAGCCAATGTATGGAATACTCTTTCTGACTATGCGGCTAATGCCGGCAAAGCGATAGAAAATTATGGCAATGAAATTACAACGGCCGGAGAGCGTGCTTTAGAAGCATATAACAACGGAGAATCCATCAATATGGAAGATCCAACGCAAGGCTTTGAAGGTGAAAATTATAACCGGGCGAAAATGAATGTCTACAATGAACTGGTAGGTAAACCTGCCGGGTACGCCGCCATCACACCCGGTATGCCCGGCATTGTCCGCATGGCAGGCGGTGCTTTAGCTGCTCCGACCCTTGTCGATTCTACGATGCAGACTTATGACCAGAACATTGCAAACGATGATGGTACGCCTGTTATCAGTACGGCAAAAGGGACTCTTATAGATCCGGTCATTAATCCCGTTAAAGAAGCTGTTACCAATCCGGGAGAATATGTACAGAGCCTTGTAGATAATCCGCTTGAGGTCTGGGATAAGGTATTCCTGCCGGGCGCGGTCATTCACGGAGCGGCCAAAGGCATAAAAAAAGCAACGCCTAAGAGTATCAGTGAGCCCATCCGCGAACATATAACGGAACCGTTTAATGAACATGTTATTGATCCGGTAAAGAGCGGCCTTGCCAACGCGAAAGGTCGTTTTTTTGATTCTTTTAAACGTGGCGGAGAAACAGGTTTTGACGATTTAGCCCGTGATACTGAGATGGGCACGCAGTCACTTAAAGAAACAAACCTGCCGCCCGAATACGGCGAAACAGGAGATATAAAAACCGATGTTTATAACCGGCTCCGTCAGAATGGATTTACCGATTCCGAAGCGGCAGGGATTACCGGAAATATTGCGCAGGAATCCATGTTTGATACAGAAGCGCTTTCAAAAGATGGATATAATTCTCATGGACTGGTGCAGTGGACAGGCGATAGAAAGGCGCATTTAGAGCAATTCGCCCGGGAAAACGGCCTCGATCCTAAAGACTGGCGTACACAGGTAGATTTTATTTCCGAAGAGATGAATACTACGGAACGAGCGGCTTTTGAAGCGCTCCGGAAGAATCCGAATATTACTCCGGAAGAAGCCGCGCGTATTGTCCGTGAACAGTATGAACGTCCGGATCCGGAAGTGGCCAATGACGCATACCGCCAGCAGGTGGCCAGAGAAGTCTATGATGGCCGCAGTGTCCGTCCGATGCAGCGTCCTATGCAGAACAGCTTCAATGATTTTGCCGAAGATGTAAAACAAGCCGCGCCGGAAGAAGCAAATTTAAATTTCATGAAGGACCCGGTGAAAGATATTACGCCGGAAGAATTGTCCAATCGTATCAAAGATGGGACAATTCCCAAGGAAGTATTCCGTACATATGACGAAACGGAATATAGCGCATTCAAAGATTTACCAGAAAAACAGAAATTTGAATATGCACGTCAGGAAACGCTTAAACTTGCTGACGGAATAGACGATCCGATGGGAGAAAAAGTAAGAGTTATTTTTGACAAAGAAAACAAAAATGCAGTAGATGACGCAGTTAAAGCTTTCACTTCCGGACATGGCGAAAATATGTCTATTTCTGATAGCCGTGCATTTGCAACTGGGTTGATAAAAGATACTGTTCAAAATCCGGATTTTATTCTTAAGCAAAAGAATGGAAGAAAACTTTATGTGAATCTATGGCGCGGAAAAGATAATTTGTTACATCAAATAGCGGTCAGCATGGATAAAACCGATAAAGGGAAAATTATCTCTTCAAGTACGGCTATGGATAAGCCCAGACATCGCAACAACGCTATTAATCAGCTTTCAAGAGATATAAAAAACGCCGACGAATTAATTTACGTCGGCGAAAATATTCGAGGTCGTCAGTCAGGGTATCCTCTGCAACCCTCCAGTGATAGGGGTTCAACGCCGGATACCCAGCTCCACCCATCTGGCAACTCTATTGTAGCAGAAGAAACAGGAAAAGTAAAATTGCCGGGTGATGAACGGTCATTTATGGCAAGACCTGTTGAGGAGGCGGCCGGTAATGACTTGACCACATGGCAGGGAGAGACGATTTCACGCAAGCAGATTCTTGATGATGTAAATAGCATTTTCGGGGCTACGATCAAGAAGGGGCGTGTCGGTAAGAAAGGCACCAACGGCTGGTATAACCCTAAAACGGATATTATACGAACAAGAACATTCGGGGATCCCCGAACTGTTATGCATGAACTTGGCCACTATGTGGATGCAAGGTTTAAGTTCAGCAATCGTCCCGGTTTTGATACGGAATTTTCCAATGTTATCCATAAACGTTTCGGGAATGCTTACAATAAGGGCGGTATAAAAACGATCCGAAAAGAGGGAATTGCTGAATTTTTCCATGACTATGTTACGCGCCGTAAAACAGCAGCCTCTGATTTCCCACTGTTTTATAAGGAATTTAAACAAATATTGGAAGGTGATAAAGACCTGCGCGCGGCAGTGGATAAATTGTCTTATGTCGGACATCAGTGGTATGCGCAGCCAGTCTGGGAACGGATGAAAGGTTCTGTTTCTTTTGGCGGTAAAGAAAATCTACTACGGAAAACGTTGAAATTCTTTAAGGATTCTAAGGAAGTCACACGGAAAGTTTATCATGAACCGTATACTACGCTTGTCGATGAGCTTCATCCATTGGAAGAGCTTATCGGTGAAGTAGAAAAACGTATTGGAAGAAAGCTGAGTGTAGAAGAAAACGCATTCAAACAGGCATGGCTTGCGCGCGGTTGGGCAGGCAAAGCAGAAGCACTTTTGCAGAATGGTTCGCCTAAGCATAAAATACCTGCTTTTAAGGATATTATTCGAAAGGTCCCGGATAATCAGCTGAAAGATTTTTCTACATATCTGACCGCATTACGCGAACTTGATATGAACCACTGGAATACATTCTTACCGCGAGATGAAACACCGCTGATTACGAGATTTACAAAATCAGAATGTTTTGACGTCATCAAGCATTATGAGAAGAATCCTGTTTTTGTGAAAGCTGCTGCAGAGATCCACAGATATAATGATTTCCTGCTTGCAAATGCTGTAGATGCCGGTATGTTATCGGTAAAGGCCGCAATGGCTATGAAGAATAAATATCCTCATTATGTACCGTTCTTCCGTGAATTTTATGAAGCTGCAGAAGCACAAAGGAATGGAACAGGAAAGGGATTTGCAAATGTGGGAGCTGTCACAAAGAAAATGCGAGGCAGCACTTTGGACGTGGTAGACCCACTGGAAGGAATAATCCGGAATACTTTCTCAATAATGAGCGCCATCGAACGGAATAAGGTAGGACAGTCTATTGTAAAACTGGCAAACGTTGATGGCATGGGAGCATTGATTGAAAAAGTGTCCGGCGCGGCGAAGGTAACGGATCATAGTTTCAGTGTGTGGAGAAACGGAAAGAAAGTCGTTTATAACACGACGCCGGAATTGTATCAGGCATTTAAAATGCTGAATCCGGAAGGCGCAAACATGTTTACGAAGCTTCTCTCCTACCCTGCAAAATGGCTCCGTGCCGGGGCGACGCTGGGCCCAGAATTTATTCTGCGTAACCCCGTACGCGACATGATTTCCGCTACGATTTACTCTAAGCATGGATTTATCCCCGTTGTAGACACTCTTAAAGGATTGGGGCTGTATCTGCAAAAGGGCAATACGTATTGGGAATACATGCGGTCGGGTGCGGCACAGGCTAATCTTGTTTCTCTGGATAGGAATTACCTTTCCGGGCAAATGAGAGAGCTCTTGCAGCGGCCAAGCGTCAAGAAGATGATTACTACCAATCCGATTGAAGTGCTTCGCGGATTGTCCGAAGCCACAGAAATGGCTACACGCTTGGCAGAATTTCATAATGTCCGGAAAGGGTATACAGGCATCGGAAATCGATTGTTCAGCAGAAAGCGAAACCCGGGCAGTATTCAGGAAGCGGCGCTTGAAAGTCGTGATGTGACGCTGGACTTTTCACGAATAGGTTCTCATACAAAATCACTGAATAAGACGATTGCCTTTTTCAATGCGGCCATTCAGGGGACGGATAAGATGTTCCGTGAATGGAAAGCTAACCCACGGGATATGACGGTAAAAACGGCTATGTGGATTACCTTGCCGTCAGTCCTGCTTTGGGAGCTCAATAAGGACGATCCGCGGTATCAAGAGTTACCACAATGGCAGAAAGATATTTTCTGGATTATTCCCGCGAAAGATACACTGATTAAAATCCCTAAACCTTTTGAGCTGGGGATTCTTTTTGGAACCGTTCCTGAACGTATGCTGCAATGGGATTATGACAGAAAAAGAAAACAAAAGGGGGCAGGTTTTAAAGGACTTGCCGGCTCTGTACTTGATTCTATGGCTCCGTCTTTCCTGCCGACTGCATTAGTACCGGCCATCGAAGCGGTAACCAATCATTCAATTTTCATGGGGCGTGATATCGTACCGCAAAGCCAACAGGATACGATTCCTGAATTGCAGTATGGTCCTTACACGTCAGCGGTAGGCCGCAAAATAGGTGAAACGTTCGGTGTTTCTCCCCGCAAGGTAGATAATACTATCCGAGGATACGGCGGCAGCCTTGCCGGGTTGGGGTTGACGCTTACAGACGGAATGGTCGGACTGGATGAAACACGTCCGGCAAAGAGGTGGACGGAACAGCCGGGGATTCGTGGATTTACTGCCACACCTTATTCTAGTAGTGAAAGCGTGCAGGAAGTTTATGATGCATATGATAGGCAGTTGAAACTGTTCAATGCAGGGCGGGAACTGCATAAACGGATGGACGGATTCGATCCGCGGGAATTTGAACAGATGAAGAATGCTGTGAAAGCTTTTCAGAATATTAACCAGGCAAAAAAAGCAGTCATGAAAAGTAATTTATCAAGTGAAGCTAAACGAAAGAGGCTGGATGAAATACAAATGTCACAAGTTAGAATTGCAAGAAAGGCATTAGGGAAAGGAGATATCAAATAATTGGAACAGGAATTTTTTCATGCATTACTGCCAATTGCAAGTAATATTGTATATGTTGTTTTATCAATGGCTGTAGGTTTTCTTTGGAATAAAGCCAAGGGGCTACAGGAAAACAGAGAAAAAACAGAAGATGGCGTGCGGGCATTGCTCAAAGACCGTTTAATCGGGATCCACAGCAACGCTATGAAAAAGCAGTATATCACTTACACAGAAATGGAGCGTGCATCAACAATGTATGAAGCTTATCATGGGTTGGGCGGCAATGGTACGGGAACGGCGATTATGGAAGAACTCAAGCATCTTCATATTCAAAGGGATGACTAATCATGATGGAGAAAATCAAAAAACTGTGGACGCGGTATGTGCCACGTATTTCAAGACGTGCGAACACATCGTTAAAAGTAGTGTATCTCTACGGGGCTGGACTTTTGATTCTGTTTTTTATGGTTCTATTCTCGTGGCTTCATGATTTTTATCGAACAGGCACAGCTAACACGGCACAGTTGATTACATTTTTCAAAGAGTATGCAGCTCCGGCGGTGGTCGGGGCTGTTACTTTTATATCAATTTTTTCGGTTAATAAAAACCGGAACGGTGATTCTGACGCGGCAGAGAAAGGAGCGGCAAACAATGAAGGGAATAGACGTATCTGAAAACAATGGAGTAGTGGATTGGGGTGCTGTAAAAGCGGCAGGTTTTGAATTTGCCATCATCCGCATCGGCTATGGTAAAGGACACTTAGACAGCCAGTTTTACGATAATGTGAATGGCGCTTTAAAAGCAGGGCTGAAAATCGGCATTTACCATTATTCTTATGCATTATCTGACGATGTGGCAGGTATCGAGGCGGATTTTGTTATTCAGACGCTTGAAGAGTGCGGATTGACCACAGATAAATTGCCGATGGGCGTATGGTTCGACATGGAAGATGGGGATGGTTACAAAGAACGTCATGGCATGCCGGATAATCAGGAACTGACAAACATCTGCAACGTCTTCATTAATCGCTTATGGAATGCAGGTTATAAATATGTGGGATTATATTCTTGTTATGACTGGCTTGTGAATGTTTTAGATGTTGATCAGTTAGGCGGTTGTGCAATTTGGTGTGCGCAGTTTGATTCAAAATGTGATTATCCGGGTGCCCATATCTGGCAGTACACGAAATCTGAAAACATTGAAGGAAAATTGTTTGATGCAGATGTCGTGATGGAGGTATAAATGTGTGGGAAGACATTAAAACAAACAATTATCGCTATCTGCTTATTGTTGGAATTATCGTCTTGCTGTGTGCAGGTATCTGCGGATGGTGGTGTTATGAATCGAGCAGAGCCAAAACAGACTGTCATGATATCAATGACGGATTGGAACGAGCTCAAGACGGAATCCGCAGCGCAGAACTTGGAGTTAAATCAACTCAGACAGAAATTGATCATGCTCAAAATGGACTCCGGAGAGCAAATGCAACAGCTGGAGAAATTGCAGAAAGAGCTCGAAGAGATGCAGATATCATTAACGAATGCGAATCGATCGTTGAACGATGTCAGGAACGATCTATCCGAATCCAGAACATCATTAGAAGAGTTGAAGAACAAAATAAAGAAAATGGAGCACAAACAAGCGGTCATACGTAGGCAACGAGATATATATGCGGGGCTGTTTGTTATTACCGCGGGAGCGGTTTTCTCCCGGAGGTGATCCTAAATTTAATCTATGGTATAATACAATTAGTTGAACCGTGGAGTATTGCACAAAGCGGACCGGAAAAAGCCCTGATACAGAAATTGTATCAGGGCTTTTTCCTTTCAAGGAGGATTATATGAGATGGTTTTTATATGCACCGCTACAATTACTCATTATGATAATCTGCTATATCACCAATCCGATTGTAGTATTGTTTGCCGACAAGGACGGTGAATTGCACGGATTCTTAAGGAAGTGGCAGACATTTGATGATTCTTGTGACAGCGAAGACTGCGTGACAAAATATGTACCAGACTGGATGCGGTATGATTTCTATAAATACTACTGGGCGGAGAAACGATATGATCCGAACTATGGACGGGTTATGAAAAGGTCAATTAACATTGCGTCGCTGCCGTTAATCGATAAATTGAAGCGGTATTGCTGCCGTTTATTCTGGCTGTCAAGAAACTGCGCTTATGGTTTTGCACTGGACTGGTTCGGGGCAACAATTAATCCAGATGGGGTTGTGGTTATTGATGACTACAACGTGGGAGAATTCGAAAGAAACATACTTGTCACGCGAGATTTAAAATACTGGAAAATATATAATTCTATGCGAATTCTGAACACGAATTACCGATGGAAAATATATTTAGGATGGAAAATTCATAACGTGCAAAGTATACATAGAGCAATGCTGGCACTCCGAATGTGGTTCTGCAAAGCAAATTAA